ACTCCAAACAATAACCAAGTATTTGAACACTTTTACCAAAACGATGTAAACGCAACTATTGATTTTAACGTAAGGCGGGAAGCTTTAATAGAAATAGATTTAACTACATTCAGAAGAGGTAAAATAAGCTTAGAAAAAACGGAAGTAAAAAACAACGAACCGTACTCTTATCAAATTACTTTTTATGGCGATGTAGCAAGTTTAAAAGATACGTTTGGAGAATCTAAACTTGTAGATATTAGCACATTGAGTAGCACGGATATGAGTTACACATTTGCACAAGTAAGTCAGAGAATTACAGACGATGCTACAGAGTATCCGATTCGTTTTCCTTTAATAGTTGGTAGAAACGTAACTTATGATGATGGTGCAAGTACCGACATTAGTCATAGTGGTAGTGGCTCAATACTTTACAACGAGTTGTTTCCAGCACTTGCCGTTTACCAAATATTTAACGCACTACAAACACAATACGGAATAACTTTTAATGGTGGCTTTTTAAACAACGAAAGATTTAGAAGGGCTTTTTTGTATTGCCAAAATTCAGAAACATTTACTTTTAACACGAAGCCGTTGTTAATGGATATTGCATCAGCTGA